TTGTTCCATTCCAAGTATAATTTGTACTATTTGCTGTCGAAATACCTAATGATTGATTATAGAATAAACCGATTCTATCTGTGATAACATTTGTAATTGTGGAAACAGGTTTATAGAAAGAATTGCCAACGTAAACTGTTGCCGCTGTGTTTACACCTGAAATGTTGGCAACTGCACCGCCACCATTTGTAATATTAATGATTGAGAAAGCATTTTGTGAACTATCTTCTACCGAATAACCAAAACCACCTAGTAAAGAAATACCATTATTTGCCACTACAATAGATTTGATAGAACCTTTTGTTGCTGTTGATATGGTAGCTGAAGCACCGTGACCTGTACTTGAATTTAAACCACCAAAAACAACAACAGGATCACCAGGATAACCTGTTTGTGTATTGGCACCTTGATATAACTGACCTCTTTGTGTAGAATTAAGTATTATTTGGCTAATCTGACCTACTATTTTTGCTCTTAGAACTTCAGCACCAACAGTATTAGATGAAACAACGTTACCATTTAAAAAATAAATGTCTTGGTTATTATTATCAACAATACGAACAAACTCACCAGACTGAAACAATCTTTCAATATTAGAAATGAAAACTTCAATTTTGTTTCCTGCTTCAACCACGTTTTCGATGGTTGCAATTGATTTAGTTGTTTCACCAAAAATCCTAAAGTTTGAAGTTGCTAAAAAGTTTATATCAACAGAAGCTAACTTTAAACTTTTAGAAACATACCATTTACCAGCAGAAGCTTTGAATACTACATCTTTAGTCGAGAAGTATTCAACATCTGAATTATATAATGCTCTAAAGAAGAATTGAAAAGAAGCTGGTGTACCTTTTGCTTGGTACATCTGCTTAGCAATTTTTAATACTTCAGTTTTATTGGCTAATATTTCACTAGGAAAATATTGTAAGAAATCATTATAGAAGTATTGAACAAATTCATTAGTTGTTGCATCAGCATCTTTATAGTTTAATAAATTTTTAGAACAATCAGATACATTACCAGTCTGTTCTAACCACTCGTAATATGCTTGTAAGAACAATACAAAATTTGAATAGTCAGGATTATCCCGAATAAATTCAGGTAACTGATATGGTACTAAGAGTGAGGTTTTTTGACCGCTAGTTATCATGTTTTTGTTTTAGCTGTAACATTAACAGTAATAGCATTAGGATCCGCCTGGTCAATTGTAATAATTCTATCATACGTTGACGATATAATATTAGTTGAAGGAGTTGCTGAAATTGTTAATTGACCCAATGGGTTGTTAATTTGATATGGATTAAAATTATTTAACGTAATCACTCCGTTTAAATAATCTATTGTACCGATGTTTGAATTCAATACTGTCTTTACATTTTTAGTATTATTATAATATGTTCTTAATGTACCGTAACGACCTTGTAGATTAACAACAGCAGCACCTAATTGTCCTGTTGTATCACCTGCTGCAGGAGTTATAGTAACGATTGCTTGTGTGTAGTTATTACCAGAATTAGTTACAGTAATACTTTGAATTGCACCATTAACGATTGTTGCAATAGCATTTGCGCCAGTACCATCACCTAGTATTGTTACGGTAGGTGTTGATTGATAACTAAAACCAGGATTGATAACTGAAATTGTATCAACTCCGTATGTTGATGATGGTACTTCTTCAACGAATACGCCATCAATTATATCAGATAAGTTATTAGGGTCCAAGAATTGCATCGAAGGACTGCTTGTAATACCACTACCAAATTTACCTGGTTGTAAAGGAGTATTATAATATAGATTAAGAGTAGAACTTCCTGTTAATACGGGAAAGAATTTCTTTTGTACATTTAAATTGAACTCACTTGAAATAATGGAATTACTTGAATTATTGATAGCACTCAATACATCATACGAACTAAAAGTTGAATTAAAAGTGTTTAGGTTAACAACACCATAGTTTTGTATCGCTGATATTACACCAGATTGTATTTGGCTAGATGTTAATGTTGTTTGTGTTGGATCATAATAGGCGTTTATACCAATTTGTAAATACGTATAATCTGGATCAACGATTGTTGGTGTAACAGTTATTACAGAAATTGGACTGATTACTTCACCAATTAATCTTTGTTTTTGTGCTTGTGTTAGACTATAAGTTCCGGCTGGTTTGATAGCAATAAACACTTGGCCATAAACTGGTGGGTTATTTTCTTCACCACCCCATACTGATACAGCGTCAATAGGAAAACCTAAAGTGTTTTGTTGAATAGCCGTAACATAATCATTCTTTGTAACGGCACGGCCTTGTGCTGAATATGATTTTGGTGCTTGAAATTTAATTGAAGTAATAGATTCTTTATCATTACCAGTAGTTGCAGGAAGAACAGGTGTAACTGAAGTTGGATAATATCCACTAATTGAAGTTAACATTTGAAATGCGTTAGCCCCAGCTGCCGCAGTACCTTCTGTTGAAATATAAGAAATGTAAATGATATTACCATCAGTTAATTTTTGACCTAAAACACCGTCACCAAAATAAATTTCATAAGTTCCTTTTAATGATTCTTGTAAGAAATATACTTGAGAAGAACCACTCAATTGTAAACCACTTGTTGCAAGGTTGAATATATTGATATTTGTATTGGTGCTTGATTGTTGTACAATAACTTTTAATGTTGTTGTGTCTATTGTAGGATCAGGTATTTCAAAAGTGTATGTTGGATTTGTAGAAGAATTAACAACATAAGAATAATTACCTTGTGAACCTTGTTTAATTGGTATGTTAATAAATGATGCTGTATTGTTGACCGTATTAACCACATAAGTGTCAGTAGTTAAGAAATTATAATTTACTCCATTAATTGCTGAAGATAGAAATGGTGTATAAGCCGGTAAAGTAAGTGAACCTGATGTAACTCCACTAAAAACAACATTAATTTCTGCTGTAGGAGCAATTGCTGATTTAGGTGTATAATTTAATACTTTTGCTTGAGAAATAACAGATGCCCTTTGTATGGCAGTATCTAAAAACATTTCGTTTGCAACCATGTTCAAGTAGAAAGCATTATATTGTGTGTTATAAGCTAAAACATCTAATAGTGTGGATAATGCCGAACCGTCAAAATTATAATCTTGAAAAGTGCTTTGGCTCTGTAAATATGTAATAAAATTAGATTTAATACTACTAAAATCTAAATCGGTAATTTGAATGTTTGTATTAGCGGCCATTATCTGTTTCTCGTTAATAGAATGTTAATTGCTGTTGGTGTTGTTTGATTACCAATGTATACCGAAAGATAGAGACTAAAAGCATTTGAATCTGGTTGAGCAGTCACCGATACTTGATTAACTTTTGCTCTAGGTTCATAATTGGCAATCATTCTAGATACCTCATCTTCAATTTGACTAGCGGTCAAAGCAGATAAGGGTTCAAATAATAACTGGCCTATTGAACTACCAAGTGTTGGTTGAAACAATCTTTCATATAAATTAGTCTGTAATAAGTTACGAACAGACCTAATAACGGCTTGTTCATCGTATTTCATAGAAACATCTCCCGTAGAAGGCTGAGGGAGAAATCTTAAATCCAAATCGGAGTATATATGAGTATTGTTTGCCATTCTTTATTTATTACAGTTTTTAGGAGTAAAATGACTTTTTTGGTTCTTGGTGTCGATTCGGAAAATTTTGAGGCCGGAACGCAAATTTTCGAATTTTTTAATTCATTAAGTTAATTGCATTATTAGTGCCAATAAAAGTTGTCACCAAAAATTTCTCGGATTCACCCATTCCAGAAAAACTTCGAGCGGTGTTAAAATTATTAACCATATTTTTCAAATTAGTATAAAAAGTAACATCGGCTGCTTGCCTGGTTGACATTAATGTAACAATAACATTCATATCATTTGCAATTTGTGTGTATTGATTTAGTGTTACGGTGTTAGCATTCACGTTGGTTTGATAATTTATATAATCCGTAGAAATAATACTAGAATTAGAATTTAACTGCGGTCCAATAAAAAGTGATGTAAAACTACCAAGAATAGTAGAGGTGTTTTGAACATTATCTGTTTGATTCGTGATGTATGTTCCAATTTTACCGTAAGCAATTGCTTGTTTATAATAAGGATTAACACTATCAGTACCATCAAAAGGTATTAAGTTTGACAATCTGTTTGTGTGATATAAAAAAGAATTTGCTACGTTTACTAAATGAATTGCAGTATTTACTAAGTTAACAAATACATTAAAGTTTGGATAAGTATTTGATATACTTGATGTATTTGAAATAAATGAATTTGCTGTGTTTGTAATAGTTATAATTACGTTTGCGAGAGGATTCTGGTAAAAATTTGATAAATTGATCGGACTATTTCCTGATGTAACAATTACTTGAGCTTGATTCGATGATAGTAATGCCGGCATAGAATTTAAATGTGCAACCGTATTTGACGAAAAATTCATTATATCGCCATTTGGATCACTAAAATTGTAACCTAGAGTACCGTATACGCCGGTTGCGTTATTTACAGATGCCATAATT